ATGATGGAGGAAGCTAATATTGAATTAAAATTAATTTAATGGAAACCGTAAAAGTTGGAATTGCCAATGTTGGTGAAAAAAATTTAAAATTAGAAGACGTATCTAAGTGGACACCTAAAGATGTGTTGTACGCTGGTGATACTGTTTTCTTTAAACATGATGATGCATATTATTCAATGAATACTATGGATTTTAGAAAAATATTTAAATAATAAAAGATGGGTGTAGTAAATTCAATTAAAATCAATCACTTTAGGTATAAAGAAGAGAGGGGTTGGGATAAAACGTTTTGGTTTTTTGATATTCATGCAACGATATTAAAACCTAATTATACATTTGGTGATATACCAAAAGAATTTTATCCATATGCTAAGGAAACATTACAAATTCTTAGCAAATTACCAGATGTTGAACTGATAATTTATACATGTTCACATCCACACGAAATTGAACAATACTTAGAGTTCTTTAAAGATAACGGTATTGATTTCAAATACGTAAACGAGAACCCAGAAGTTAAAACTCAGTTAAATGGGTATGGGTGTTACGATAAAAAACCTTACATGAACGTTTTATTTGAAGATAAAGCTGGGTTTGATGCTGAAACAGAATGGTTAGAGGTTTTAGAGTTGATTAAATTAAATTATGGCGAGAATATCTGACATACAAAGCTATAATCAAGGTAGAAAAGACTTAACCAGAGATAAAGCCGATTTTGAAACATTAAGGTTTGAAAATCAAAATGGTGATGTCATGGTTGTAAAACCACAAGAAGTTAGAGAAGTTTTACATGATTTTATCGATAGTGAAATAGGTTTTTTAGGTGATGCGATGAAATCTCAAATAAAAGAACGATTAGATTTCAAATTGGTACAAATAGAATATTCACTAAAAGAACACATAGAAAATAAAATCAATACATTAACTGAAAAAATTTTGGAAAAAACTATTGATAGAATAGTTGAAGAAGAAGTTAACAGAAGAGTTTTAGAAAAAATAAAAAAATGTTTATGAAAAGAAAAAGAATTGTAGGTGTTATCATTTTAATAATTGTAATTGCATTGTTTGCGTTAACTAGTTGTGCTGATGTATCACACGTTCAACAATGTTTACCACCAACAGAACATACATATGGGTTTTGGGGTGGCACATGGCACGGTATGATAATGGTACCATCGTTTATTGGAAGTCTTATTTCTGATGATATCGCAGTATATGCTGTAAATAATAACGGTGGATGGTACGATTTTGGTTTTGTTGGTGGTTTTTTCTTTATGATAAGAATGATTTCATTGGCGATAAAAGGTTATAGAACAACAAAAGAATAAAATGAAAAAGAAAGTAGTAGTATTTAGTGGTGCTGGGTTAGATAGAGAATCTGGTATCTTAACGTTTCGTGACTCTAAAGATGGGTTATGGAACAATTATAAAGTTGATGAAGTTGCGACAAAAGAAGGTTGGTCTAAAAACCGTGAGAAAGTCTTGCAATTTTACAACGAAAGACGTAGAGAATTACCAAACGTTGAACCAAACGATGCACATAGAGCATTGGTGCGTTTAGAAGAAGGGTATAGGGTATTAAATGTAACACAAAACGTATCTGATTTATTAGAGCGTGCTGGTGCAACAGATATAATCCATTTACATGGTGAGTTAACTAAAGCGAGAGGATGTTACCATAAATCAGAAGGTTTAGACACAAACTACGTTGTAAAAGATATTGGTTATAATGACATAAACATTGGTGATAAATGTGAACATACGAATTCACAATTAAGACCACATGTTTGTTGGTTTGGTGAATGGCCATATGGTACTGATAGAGCGTATGATGAGGTAGCGTTTGCTGATATTCTTATCATCGTGGGTACAAGTTTAGAAATATCATACACGTTATCTATGTTAGGACAATTAAGACACAAGTTTTTAACTGGTGAATGTGAAGTTTATTATGTTGACCCAAACCCATCAACACACATGGAAGCTTATGGTATTAAACCAACTTATATTAGAAAACCAGCAACAGAAGGGTTAACAGAATTAGTAGAAAAATTATTAAACTAAAAAAAAAAGAATATGGCACATTATGTATTTGAAGGGGTTATTAAAGATATTTTTGATACCCAAGAATTTAAGAATAATTTCAAGAAGAGAGAAATTATCGTAACAACAACCGAAGAATATCCACAAGATATCAAGTTTGAGTTTACCGATGAAACTGGTATCAACAAATTGGATGATTATGGTGTTGGTGAAGCAGTTAAAATTGCGTTCCAATTGAAAGGAAGTGAGTGGCAAGGTAAGTATTTTACAAACTTGAGAGGTATTGCTATTTCTTCATATGATGAAGAAAAGAAATTCGCTGAGAAACAAGCAAAAGAAAACAAAACAACTGCTAAAAAAACAAAAGATGCAACAGTAACAGTTGTTGATAACGATGGAGATGATTTACCATTCTAATTATGAGTGTAATTAAATTTGAATTAAAAGAAGAACACGTAAAGTTGTTAAAACATTTGCGTTGGAGTAAGAATAAAAATCATATCGTTAACATTTCTGATGATGAGGATTCAGTTCCTTTTGGTTTTGATAGTATATATGAGGCAATTGATACTATATTGAATGGTAGACCAGAAGATTTTGACCCATTTGAAACACATGATATAATAGAATACACTGATGAGCAAAAAGCTGAATGGGATAAACTATATGGTGAATTACCAACAGCATTAGATGTTATTCTATATAATCAAACCTTTGATTTGGGGCATTATAAGACCAAATATCATGACAGAAACTGGAAAAAGATGAATTAATTTTCATCTTTTTTTTGTTTATATGAAAAATTATTCATACATTTGTATTAACTAATAAAATATATAACTATGAAACACGAAAAAAGTTTTTGTATCATCAAAAGAATGACACAGCAAAACAGTAACAGACCATTAAATGTGGTTTTGATTGATTCTAACAATGAGGTGTTAGAATTTGACACCAGAGAAGAAGCCGAAAATTGGGCTAAAATTTTAACTCAGAACTCTGACTCTGGTTGGGAATACATTGTAAAAGAAATATAATATGAGAGAATCTTTATTATTCGTCTTAGATGGACGACAAGATTTAGCTGAAGATATTATTGACTCAGTTAATTTAATGAGTAACGATGCTGAAATAAGTTTAGGTTACTTAAATAAACAAAAGTTTTCTGATGGTGAATTATGTGTTGATTTTACCGATTCAGTTAGAGGTAAAAATGTGTTTTTATTATCTAGCCCTATCACATCTGATGCCATTATGAATTTATTGTTAGCTATTGATGCTGCTAAACGTGCTGGTGCAAAAGAAATTATTCCTATTCTACCATATTTCCCATATGCTAGACAAGATAAGAAAGACCAATCACGTGGACCTATTGGTGCTAAAGTAATGGCTGAAATGATTGAACAACGTGGTTCAACATCTGTAATCACTTATGATTTACACGCTGACCAAATCCAAGGGTTTTTTAACATACCAGTTACACATATTGAAGGTAAACATGTATTTGATACTTATATCAACCAAAAAGTTAAAGAAAGTAACGGTGAAGTAGTTTTGTGTGGACCAGATGCTGGTTCTGGTAAACGTGTAAAACGTATGCGTGACCAAGTAAACAAACGTTATGGTGTTAATTTAAACATTGTAATGATTGATAAAACTAGAAAACAAGCAAACGTTATTGATGAAATGATTATCATTGGTGATGTTAAAGATAAACATGTTATCATATTGGATGATATGGTTGATACTGCTGGTACGTTGTGTAAAGCTGCTGAAGTGCTAATTGAAAATGGTGCTAAAACAGTAAACGCTGGGATAAGTCATGGTATTTTATCTGGACCAGCACATGAAAGAATATCCAACTCACTTTTAAAAGAATTGGTAATAAGTGACTCATTAGAGTCAAAAGATAACGATAAAATATTAATAGCTAGTGTTACTCAGCAAATAGGTTTAGCTATTTCAGCATCTATTAATAATTTAAGTTATGAAGTTTTAAAATCTAAATTAGTAAACATATGAAAGAGTTTTTTGAAAAAACATCACCATTACAATTAGCATTAATTGCTGGTATTGTAATCCTAGCAGCGTTGGGTGTGGACGGTTGGGGTTGGTTATTTTTCGCACTAATAGTAACATTATAAAAATAAGAATATGAGTCACTTTGCAGTTTTAGTCATCGGTGATGACATTGATGGGCAGTTAGCTAAATATGATGAGAATTTAGAAATGCCAAGGTATGTTAAATACACCAAAGAAGAATTGATTGCTGATGAAAAACAATCAATTGAAGAGTACAAAAATGGTACGTATGCTGAATATTTGGCTGACCCAATAGGGTACGCTATAGCTTGTAATGATAACGAAAATCATTTAAAGTATGTATCAGAAACATTCCCTAAGAAGTTA